GATCTCTGGGGCGTGTGACTGTCAATAGGTGTACGCGGCTGCGCGGTTGCCGCCCTTCGGACGTTACAGGGAAGCGCCGAACGCGCCGGCTGGCCGGCGGTCAGGGCGGGGTGCGGCGGGCGGGGGAGCCCCTTGTGGGCTTGACCGTCGGGCAGCGGCGCCGATAATTGTGGACGGTCGAAGGGCGGCGTTCGGGTGCCTAAAAAGGGGGGCCGCCCTTTAGGGCGGCCCCTTGGTGGATGGGTAGTTGGTGACGGTGGTGGGCGATGGTCATATTCCTTTCGGGATGTCGCCGGTGGGTGTGTCGGAGGCGATGGCTGTGGCGTGGCGGAGGCGTAGGTAGGCTTGGTAGATGGGGTAGCTGAGGTTCGGGCGGTGGGTGTTGTGGGCCTCGATGAGGAGGGTGTAGAGGGCGTTGGCGAGTTGCGTGGCGTCGGTTTGGATGGCGTTTGTGGGGCGTGTTGGTTGGGTCATGGTGTCCTTTCGGGGAGTTAGGGGAGTCTTTCGATGCGCTTGAGGAACAGGGCGACGAGAGCCTGGGCGGCGTGGGCCTTGTTTCGGGCTGTGGTGAGGCGGCCGTGAAGGCGAGCGCTCTCGGCGGATTGAAGGATGGCGATGGCGGCGATGAGGGGGGAAGGTTTGGGTGTTGGTTGGTGGATGGGTTTCACGCGGCTTGTCCTTTCGGGAATAGGGCTTGCTGGATTCCGCCGTCGGCGGCGCAGTCGTGGGGTTCGGTGAGTAGTTGCAGCTGGGGCTGCCCGTTGGCGCCGCAGGTGGCACAGGTGGTCCAGGTGTAACCGCAGGACGGGCATCGGCGGTTGGTGGGCCGGATGGTTTTGGCGCAGTAGGGGCAGCGCATGTTGGGCTCCTTTCATGGTGGCCCGCCGGACGGGAGGGGTCCGCCCGGCGGGCCGGTGGTCGTTGGTGTTAGGCGGCGACCCTCTGGTCGCAGTATTCGCCGCCTTCGACCTTGGCGGAGCAGTACCAGTCCTGGTCGCCGAACTTGGAGCGGAGCATCTTGCGGGCGTGGACGGCGCACTGGGGGGCGATGCGGGCGGTGGCGGCGCGGACGTTGGCGGCCGCTGTGGCGGCGGCTTCGGTGGCCGCGAGGGGGTTGATAGGCGTGGGAGTAGCGGGTATGACGACGTTCTCGGTGACGCTGAATCCGGCGTAGGGGAAGATGTTGGAGGCTTCGTTGAGGCGGGACTGGAAGGTTTCGATGTTCTGACCGCGGATGGTGACGAGGTGCTCGGTGCCGTGGTCGTCGATGAACTTGCTGGAGACGCTGAAGGGGTAGTCAGTGGAGGCCACTGCGTGTTCCTTTCTGGGGCGACCCTTGCGGGCCGCCCCTGCTAAGCGTTTGCGAGTGCGGGTGGCGACGTGTTACGCCGCGGTGGTCCTGGCAGGGCACTCCTTTCTGATGAGGGATGGTGGGAAGTAGGTGACGACGGTGTCTGGGTGGCAGTGGGTACACCAGCGGAAGTCACAGCCGATGCAGGTGACGATGTCAGTGGCGGTCTGGATCCACTGATGCTCGTGGCAGGAGGGGCAGGTGACGGCGAGTTCCCAGTGGTGGCCGTGTACGTAGGGCATCAGGAGCTCCTTTCTTCGTTGAGCATGAGGGTGTCGTGGCCGTCGGGGCCGAGGATGCGGAGTAGCTGGAAGCGGATGCCGCAGTTGGCGCAGGCGAGGCGGAAGGTGGTTGCTGGGAGTTGGCGCGGTGCGGTGGGTGCGGATAGGTTGGTGCCGTAGAGGGAGATGTGGGTGGTGTTGACGGTGATGGCGAGTTCCAGGTGCGGGCAGGGGTCAGACATCAGGGTCTCCTTTCTGGGGGCTTGCGGGTTTGGATTGGGCAGGAGGGGGTGCAGTAGCGCCAGGTGCTGGCGCAATGCGGGCAGGGAGGGAACGGGCCGATCATGACGAGGCCGAATTGTTGGGGGTCTGGGGGCCGCGGGCCCCCAGCCTGCGGAGCAAACGTGAACGGTGCTGAAGCGCAAGGCGCTGGAGGCCGCAGGGGGTACAGAGGCGGTATAGGCCGAGGTACGAGGAGAAGCTACAGGCGCAGTGAGAACAGGGGACCGTGACCCACCAGCGCCAACCGTCACGACGAACCGAGCCGAGCACGAGACACCTCCGATGTGAAAAGCGAGGGCGTTGTGCGCCCCAGCTGCTGCCTGACGGCGACTAAGGAACCCGGCTGCGAGGGGCACGAAGCCGGCGGCGGCCCGGGCACGATTGGGTGGATGGGTGGGGGGAGATGGTGGATAGACGGTGGGCGTAAGCTACGCCAGCGCCGCCGGGGGTGTAGCGACTAAGCCAATTTCCGACAAACTTCTAGAGTCCTTTCCACTGTTCCTGTTTGATCTGCAAAATGGCGTGGCGCCACCCTGACGGCCCCTGGCCGTTACGAGTGCCGCGAGAGACGGGTTACGATTAGGAGCCCAGGCAAAATAAAGGGGGGTGGAAGGCGAGCACGGCGCCAATACCGCTTGACGGCGCCGCGCCGGCAGCGCCAGCGCAGCCGTGGGGGTGCTGCGGGCGGTGCTTTTCTGGAAAACGACTCGGGTTGCGGTGAATGGGAGTCGTTGGCGTGGCGGTAGCGCGTGAAGGGGGCGGCGACGGCGGAGCGGGTGGTGTTGCCGCCACCGCGGCGGGGGTGGTGCGGAGCCGTGGCCGAGGGGCCGCCATGCGCGCTCCGCGAAGGCGCTAGCCTGCGTCTCGCAGGCGCGCCCCGTCCCCGGAGGGCGCGGTGCGCGCAGGCTGGGGGCCTACGTGAGCGCGAGGAGGGCGTAGGTGATGCCGGTAGCGATGCCGATGAGGTAGATGGCGATGATGGTCAGCAGGACGCGGGTTACGATGGGTGGCAGGTTGCGCATGGTGCTTGTGTCCGTGGGGCTACTCGTCGTTGGGGGGGCGTGTCGAACCGGACCAGAGGGACCAGCGGCGAACGGTGCGGATGATGTAGGCGGCGGTGAACGCGAAGGCGGCGAGGGCGGTGGCGACGCCGACGAGCGCGGCGGTTTGGACGGCGGTGGCGGCGGTCTGGCAGTCGGTGAAGAAGGCGTCCATTTGCTAGTCCTCCCGTGGGCGGCCCAACGTGCGTTCGATGTCCTCGAGGACGGAGCGGGTGGCGTCGGTGAGGCGGTTGGTGTCGGACTGGCTGAGATGGTAGTGGGTGGCGACCATGCGTGTCAACCGGCCGAGGGCGGGGATCAGGAGGTCGAGTCGGTCTTGCTGGGCGTCTTCTTCGGCTTTGATGAGGAGCTGGATGCGCTCTTTGAGCAGGGCGATCGCGTCGGTCAGGTCGAGGGGGTCGAGGCCGAGGGCGATCTCGTACTGGATGCGGCGGGCGGCCGGTAGGGCGCGGGCAAAGAAGCCGGTCTTGACGGCGTTGGTGTTGCCGGGCTGTGCCCCCGGCTTACGTTTGGGCGGGCGTGACGTTGGCGCGCTCCTGGTCGGCGATGGTCTCGAGGCCGGCGCAGATGATGCAGAGGGCGGCGACGTGGTACTGCTGGGTGGCGAGGGCGACGGGAAGCAGGGGTGCGATGGTGATGATCTTGGTGGTGGTGACGACGCGGGTTTTGTTGGTCATCAGGGGAGCCTCAGGACTTGGCCGGTGTGGATGACGTAGGGCTTGGGGATCCCGTTTAGGCTGGCGATCTCGGGCCAGCGGGCGGCGTTGCCGAGCTGGCGCATGGCGATGCCGGATAGGCCGTCGGCGCCGTCGCTGGCGCGGACGGTGTATGTCCTGCCGGCAGGCGGTGGCGATGGCGGCGGTGGTGGTGGCGCTGTGGCTGCGTGGCTGTGGGCCTGGGCCTCGACGGCGCGTAGGCGGGTCTCTTGCTCAGGGGTCATGCCCATGTCGTCCTCCTGGTTTGTGATGAAGGTGGCGATGTTGGTGAGTGTGGGAACCCAGGCTCGCCATTGTTCGCCTGGGCAGGTGGTGCCGCCCCAGTGGCGGTGTGGCTTGTCGGGTACGGTGCGTTTGAGGTAGCGGCGGCCGGCGGCGATGAGGTGTGCGAGGGCGGTCTGGAGTGCTAGCGGGGGAGGGACGGTGGTGTAGGTGCCGGCGGCGGCGTAGCCGTGGATGTGGTTGTTCTCGTCGGCGACGTTGGCGCCCCACTGGTCGAAGGGGACGACGAGGTAGGGGCGGCCGCTGGGGAAGGCGATGCCGTGGTAGCCGAAGCCGGCGAAGCCGCGGCGGATGTGGTACTGGTGGATGACTGCGATCTGGTTGATCTCGTCGGTGGGGGTGGCGTTGGGCGAGAGGTAGAGGGTGGCGGTGTGGTGGATGGCGTTGGTGTCGATGTCGGCGGGAGCGCTGGTTTGGCGGGGCGAGGCGCGGGCGATGGGGAAGCGGGGGGTGAGGTCAGTTATCACGGGGCCATTGTAGGACGTGTGTAGGCGTGTTAGCAATCGCGTCAGGCGGGCTGTGCGGCGATTCTGACGGGGGTCTGCCTTGGCGTGGTGGTGGAGACCTGGGAGTGGCGATGGTGAGGGCGTGGGCGAGGCGGTGGGCGCAGGTGAGGGCCGCGCAGAGGAGGGCGGTGGCGTAGGCGGCGGCGATGGCGTAGAGGGCGATCATAGGTCGGCTAGGAGCTGGTCGCGGGTGGTCTTGACGGCGGTCTCCAGCGACGCCTGGGCGTCGGTCTCGGCCTGCTTGCGGAGCTGGTCGATGGCGGCGGTAAACTGGGCGGCGATGGCGATCTCCTGCAGGTGGAGGGTGATCCACTGCTGCACGGTGAGGGCCGTGCCCTGGTTCTCGTTGGTGCGGTCGACCTCGGCCTTGAGGGCGGCTACGGCCTTGTCCGTGAGGTCGATGGTGAAGGTTGGCATGGTGGTGTCTCCTTTCGTTAGACGGCCACGAGGATCTTGTCGGCGGCGGCCATGTGGCCGGTGGCGTCGGGGTTCTTCCACTGGACGCGGCGCAGGCTGACGACGCCGTTCTCGTTGAATGATAGCAGGAGCTGGGAGCGGCCGAGGCCAGCGCCGGGGTTGGACGGGGCGCCGGCTTCCAGGCGAAGGTTGGGTGTGGCCGGGCCAGCCTCGATGAGGCGGCGGGTGCCGGCGCCGGTCTGGTCGCCGATGATGAGGCCGGTGGCGGTGGCGACGGCGGCGAGGCCGGCGCCGAAGTCGCCGATGCGGACGCCGATGGAGTTGGTGATGATGGGGGCGCCGCCGAAGATGGAGGGCAGGACGAGGTCGAGGCCGATCATGTTGGTGATGGTGCCGGTGAAGAGGAAGGCGGCGCAACGAGCCCAGATGGCGGTGATAGCGGTGACGGTAGTGCCGGCGCCGCCACCCGTGAAGCCGCCGACGAAGTTGAGGCCGGTGGCGTTCATGCCGGTGACGCCGGAGGCGAGGGTGGCGATGGCGCTGGCGTTAAGGCCAAGTATGTTTTTGGTGTTGGTGTTGAGGGTGAGGCTGGCCAACACCATGTCGATGAAGGCGTAGCTTTCGGCGATGGAGCCCTCGTTGGCCTCGATGTAGAGTTTCTTGCGGGTGGGCGTGGTGGTTGGGTCGGCGCCGATGGCGTTGTAGAGGCCAAGGCGGGTGTTGCCGTCGATGGTGACGTGTGGGCTGGCGGTGGCAAGGAGGATGCGGCCGGTGCCGCCGGAGTCCTGTATCTGCTGGGCGGCGGCGAGTTTGAGGCCGGCGCTGAAGGTCTGGAGGGCGGCCCAGGTGTTGGCGATGCCGGTGCCGCCGAATCCGGTGTGGGCGGCGCTGGCGTAGGCGAGGTTGGTGAGGGCGGCGTGGTCGGTGGTGCCGCCGCCACCGCCGGAGGGCAGGGCGCCCTGGATGGTGAGGACGACGGCGTCGTCGTGGTTGGAGGGGTCGAGGAAGAGGACGGTGCACTGGCGGCCGGCGACGACGTCGTCGGCGGGGATGTTGGTGGCGACGCGGAGGGCGGAGAGGAGGGTGGGGTGGGATCCCACGAGCTGCACGTCGGCCTTGTGGGTGCCGGCGGTGTAGGTCTTGATGATGGCCTTGGCGATGATGCGGCTGCCTGGGATGCTCTGGGGGTCGTCGCCGAAGCGCTGGGTCATGGCGCGCCTAGCTCGATCTGGTGGTCGTAGCGGGCCTTGCCGCCGGGGCCGCGCCGGTAGAGGGTGCGGAGGCTGAGGACGCGGCGCTTGGCGGCGCTGAGGCCGTGGCGGGTGTCGGTGACGGCGATGACGTCGTTGACCTCGAGGCCGCAGTGGACGGGGGCGGTGATGAGGTCGCCGCGTGTGGTGTCGATGGTCTGCTTCCGCTGCTCGGCGGCGGCGCGGGCGGTGGCGTCGGCGCCGGCGGTGAGGTAGGGGTCGGCGCGCTGGCGGGGCGCGGAGTAGAGGAGGGCCGTCTCGGCGTAGTCCACGTCCTCGGCGACGATGGTGGCGTCGGCGCCGGCGAAGACCTGGGCGTGGTTGGCGTCCTTTAGGGCGTCGGCGTACTCGGCGGCGGCGATGGCCTGGTCTTCGGTGGTGAGGGGTCGGCCGTAGGTGGCGTTGGCGGCGTCTGCGGCGAGGGGCTGGTTGAGGAACAGGAACTCACCGCGGGCGTACATGCGGTCGGGGACGCGGTCAAGTACGCGCCTGAGCGCGGTGAGGGCGGAGGTGCCGGGCGGCAGGGCGAGCGGCGGGTAGAGGTTGGCGCTGGCGGAGCTGGCGCCGCTGGATGACAGCTCGTAGCCGACGCGGGCGGCGATGTGCTGGAGCTGGCCGAAGATGTTCTTGGCGGCGGCGGCGAACTCGACGGCGCGGGGGAAGCGATGGCGGGCGAGGTGCGCCCAGGCGGGTCCGAGGGTGACCTTGAGTAGGGCGCGGCCGCCCTCGTAGACGTGACGGAACCCCTCGACGTAGTAGGCGGGGCCGGAGGAGAACTCGTTGCCGGTGGTGGTGGCGTAGCCGGGGGCGGTGGTGATCCAGGCGCCTTTGGTGAGGGCGGCGGCGGCGCCGCTGCCGGGGGAGGTGTAGGCGCCGTCGGCGTTGTCCAGGACCAG